AACTTCAGTATCAAAATTTCCAAAAGTTAACAGGAAGTTTAACAACTAAAGATGGAGAAAAGGGAGCATTTAACAATCCAAACGCTGATTTAACTGATGCTAAATACCGTGATTTATTTTCAGACGCTCCTATAGAAAAAGCTTTTGGACCAGATGCTAAAATATTTTCTGGTATAAATGTTGTTGCTGGATTGGCTGGATTTACACCAGCAAAAGATACGGCTAGAGTTGTAGAAGGATTTAAAGAACTAAACACTCAAGCAAAAACTACTCTCAGAAACGCAGAAAGAGATTTAGGTGGGGTAGGTAAAGCTTTAAAAGCTGAGTTCCAAGAATTAGTCGCAGGATTACCTGATCCGGGAGCTTATTTTGAAAGTAATGAAAAAGCTCAAAATGCAATAAGAAACACTGTTAATAAAATAGATTCCGTAATTTCACAAATTACTAATCAACTGCAAACAGGTGCTCTTACTGATATTAAAGGAACAACTAAAGAGTTTAGTAAAGTGTACCCCACTTTAAAACAATTACAAATTTTAAAAGGTGTTTATTTAAAATCATGGCATAATATAAGTTCAGGTGGAGAATATTCTCCAGAAAAAGATATTCCTGAAGAAAATGAACCTGTAGACGAGGATAATGCTGTAACCAATACAGGTGGAGGTAATGTAGTAGATACTGTAGATAAAATGAGTGACGACTAATGGCAGAAAATTTTATGGAAGATCAATTAACCACTAATTTAGTTGAAACTATTGATTTAGATTCTTTATCTAGAGATATTAGAAACGAGAACATTAATGAACCTTTACCTAAAAAATTTAATCTAACTAAAAAATTTAATTTTTTAGTTAATGATTATGTAAACCCTGTTACTAACAAAAAAGGTATGTCACGTTCTGCTGCTGAAACTTTAATTTCTAAAACTTTATTAAAAAGAGCAGGAGTTCCATCCGACCAATTAGATGATGCTTATGAAAAAATAAGAAATGATGGTGCAAGTAACGATGCCATTATTTCTCATTTTACAGGCGTTAGGAATCCTAATGATTTTTTTGCCTTTGCTGAAGGTGCAGGTAGAGAAACAACTCGATTAGCTCCCGCCTTTTATTTAGCTAAACGTGGTGCAAAGCTTGGTTTTAGTTTAAACCCTATTCCATATACTCCTGCTAAATTAGTATCGGGAGCGATAGGTGGAATTACAGGTTTTTTAACAGGTTTATTTGCAGGTAGTAAAGTAGAAGAAGCCGTGTTTCCTGAAACAGGTGTTGTTCCAAGTGCTATGCCTGCGTTGGAAACAGGAAGGTCTGTTGCAGGTGTTGTTACAGGTGCACCTTATGCTTTGGCTGCGGCGAAAAAAATTCCAGAAGGAGTTAACTTTGGAGCAGCTAAACTTTTAAAAAATATCAGAGATGTTTCAGGAAGAAATCCAAATTTAAAAGAAAAAGTTTTTGGAAAAACTGGAAAAGTTTTAAATATATTAGAAGATGGTGTAAGAGTTACAGGTCAGTTTGCACGAAAAAATCCCAAAGCTTTTGTAGTAGGCGAAATGATTTACACTTTACCTATTGGTTTAGGAGCAGCAGGTGCTGAATATTTTGCTCCGGGAGAAACAGGAACAAGAATACTTTCTGAAATAGGAACTTCCATGGTTTTTCCACAAAGGTTGGTTGTAAATGCAGTTCCTATTTTAAAAAATCAATTTAGTTCTGTAGTAGATTCAGCTAAAAATTTAGATAAAGCTGAACTGAAAAAAAGTTTTGCAAGAAAATCTGTTATGACTTATTTAGATAAAATTAGTAAAGATTTAGAAGGTGTTACTTTAGAAAATTATGAAGAAAAATTATTAGAAGCTATATTAAAATATGATTTAAGAGATGTAGATGGGAAAAGAATTGATTTAACTCCTTCGCAAATTACAGGAGACCCGGGTCTTGCTTTACTTGAAAAATCTTATTTGCAAAGTAGTGCTAAATACGGCACTCAAGCCAGACAAGCAGCAAGTCAAGGATTAAAAAAAGTATCCCAATTATTAAAAGCCCTTACTGATTTAGATACTCCAGATTCTATAAAGTTAGCTGCCGATCTTAGAGAAAACATTTTAGAATCCATGTTTATAGGTAAATTAAACAGATTAGGAACTGAAGTAGTTAATGCAACAGAAAAAATAGCTAAAACAGGAAGTAAACGTGAACCTTCTGTAGTTATTAAAGAATTAATTGATGCTGCTATTGCCGATTGGAGATCAGCCGAAAGAGCCGCATACAACGCTATTCCTAATTTAAAACAACCTGTAGAAATTAACAACATAAAAAAAACTTGGTTAGATATTCTTGAAAATAAAGTTATAAAAGATAAAACAGGTAAAAACATAATAACGCCAATAAACCCTATTATATCTACTTTTATAAAAGGTAAAACAGATTTATTAGATGGGTTTGAAGTAGTAGGTGGTACGGATGTAGGAACTCTCGCAAACCAAAGAGCTATAGATAAAGTTCAAGGTCGAATACTTAGAGATGAATCTGTTTTAGATAATTTAGTAGATGAATCTCCTGAAGTTTTTAATTTATATAATCAAGTAGTAAAAAAAGGTTCTGTTGATGAAATAGAACAAATAAATACTTTAATGCAAGGGTTGTTAAAAAATAAAAAAAGTGCAGGTGCTGCTTTCCCTGATGTTGATGCTAATATTAGAAATAGACTTAGAAAATATGCAAAAATACAAAAAAGACTTCTTCAAAATAAATTAGAAAAAAATAGACTAGAAACAACAAAAGTTGAGTTACCTATTGGTCAAACAGAAGAAATAATAGAACAACCTACTACATTCAACGAGATTAGATTATTTAGGTCTGCATTATTAGATGCTCAAAGGGATGCGGTAGCTGCAGGAAATTCCTCCGCAGCAAGATTTTTAGATGAGTTTGCAAATGCTGCATTAAAAGATTTAGGTGTTATTTTAAAAAAAGCAGAGGATAAAGCCACCATGGGGGTTGAATTAACTCCTAATGAAAAAGCTTTACGAAATGCTTATACTATTTCTCGTGTAGGAAACGACATTTTTTCTAGAACAATTGTAGGAGATTTAACAAGAAAATCAAAAACAGGAGCTGATGTGGTTTCTCCAGAATTATTATCCGAAAGAATATTTTCAGGTAGTGATGATCAAGTTAGACAAAATTTATTAGAATTAGAAACTGCAATGGAAGGCATTGCTAAATACGATAAAGACGGTAATATTCTTGATTTAGTTCCCACGGTTGATGGTAAATTTGTTGATCCTCAAGATTCAACAAAATTCATAGAACTTAAAACTTTAGCAGATAATGTTGAAACAAGAACATCTAATTTTAGAGACTCTATTTACAGTATACTCAAAGTTTTATCTGATAAAGCCATAAAAAAACAAAAAGTTCAAATTCCTAAAAAAGATGGTGTGGGTGTAGAAGAAATAGAAGTAGTAGATGAAAAATCTGTAAAGAAATTTATAGATGATAATGAAGGTATTTTTGAAATACCTTTTATAAAAAATTTAGGGTTAAAAGACGATATATTAAATGCAAACAATCGTTCTCTTCTACTAAATGCTTTTAAAGATAAAAAATCAAGATTATACAAATCAAATGAAAATCTTAAACTTTTACAAAAAACTTTAGAGGGAGATAATCCTTACGAGGTTATTTCTAAAATTTTAAGTAGTTCTACAAAGGTAGAGTCTGGATTAAATAATATGATCCGACAAATAAATAAAATAAAAGCTAAAGATGAAAAATTAGCTGAACAGGCTAAAAAAGGATTAGTAACTACTGTAATGGATTGGGCTATTACTAAAGCTAGTAAAAGAACTAGAGAAGGTGACATGTATGCCGACCCAATTATTTTAAAAGAAATACTTACTGAAAGTCAAAAAGGTAGAAAGAGTATTTTTAATATTCTTAAAGATGCTAATATTATTGATGATAATTACATTACTAAGTTTAACCAACTTACAGACGCTTTAGATAATATTTTAAGTACAACTAAAATTAGTCAGGGTATAGGTCCAGACTTAAAACCGACACCTATAGAAGAAGCGGGTGCAGGTGTCCTTGGAGCGTATATAGGTAGACAAGCGGGTAGTGGGACTATTCAAGTTCCTCAAATGGCTTCTAATTTTTTTAAAGACCTTTTAGTAAGGGGACCTAAACTTGCTATTGGAGATACTATAGAAGAGTTACTGTCGCCAAACGAAGTATCTAATGTAATGTTTAGTCAATTAATTCAAGAAGGGTTAGCTTTAAAAAATCAAACAGGAAAGAAATTTAAACCATTAAGTTCAGATTCTTTTAAATTATTCTTAGCTAGAGTATTTGGTGCTCCTTCTGCTACCGTCTTACCTGCGGGTAGAGAAATAACAGGAGATATTGTTCCTTCAGAAATTGAGGAACCACAAGAGGTAAGACCCATCAGACCAGAAATAAGACAATTCAGACCCCCCGTAAGAGAAACATCTCCACAAGTTATGACTCCTCCACCGTCTGCACCTAAAACAGATATGGCATCAAGAGCAAGGTTTCAACAGTTATTCCCCATGGATATCGCATCACAGACCATGACGCAAACAGCTCAAGCACCTGTTGCACCACAACCTATGAGATCAGGAATCGGCTCTTTAGTATGATTGAGTTTATCTTAAATACTATCTACGTTATTATGGTAGTAGTAGTTATTGGAATAGGTATTTATTTCTTAGCTACACTAGATTAACCATTGCCTTGCGTCTTCACCTAAGACCTTTTCAGCAATATTAATTTTATTCTTCAAAGCTTTTAATATCTTCTCATCAATTGTTCTTGGCACAACAATATCAATGTATGTCACTTTATTTTGCTGACCGATACGATGAGCTCTATCTTCGGATTGTAGTCGTATCTCTAAGTCGTAGCTGTTTGAATAATAGACCACGGTACTTGCTTCAGTCAAAGTAATACCAAACCCACCAGTTTTTGGTTGACCAACAAAGAAACGTAGTTTGTCGTTTTTATCTTGAAACTTTTGTACAATTTCTTGGCGTCTATCTTGTGGTGTTTCACCGTAGTATGTTGCAACAGAGTCTTCGCCAAAGTTCTTTATCAAAAGCTTTTCTATTGCTTGGATGTCATGTGTCCATGTTGCCCAAATAATAACCTTTCCTGTCGTTTCTTCAATCACGGACAACAGCTCATTTAATCTATTATTTGGTAAATCTTTTATTTCACCGTCATCTAGTTTTAAAAACCCACAACATATTTGTTGCAGTCGCATGATCTGTGTTAATACCGATTGGGTAGATGCAAGTCTGCCTTGATCTAATTCTGTCAAAGCAAGTCGTTTCATTTGTTGATAAGCAGAAGTTTGTTCTGTGGTTAATTCAATATCTCGTCTCACATACACCTTTTCAGGTAAGTCCAAACATTCATTCTTTAATACACGAGAGCTAAATTTATCTAGTTTTCCGTTTAATTCATCTAATCTTTGATACCCAACAATATCTCTAAAAGATCGATGACCCATAGTTTTATTGATAACTACAGCATATCTGCCTTGAAAAGCATAATAACTTTTAAAACCCAAGGCATTAGGACTAAGAAACATACATTGACTAAATAAATCCATAGGTGATTTAGTAATGGGGGAGCCTGTAAGTATTCTTCTAAATAAAGCCAATCTACCCAATTCAACCACATTCTTTGTTCTTTTTGCTGACCGATTCTTTATTGTAGTGCTTTCATCAACAATCATTATTGAGTCTGGGTTTTTATTCAAAAATAATTTTGCAAAACTAAAAGCTTTTGTCGTGCTTAATCCTTCAACATTCATAACAAATACTTGTAAAGTATTGTTTTCTTGCATGTCTGGTAATATTAATTTTTCCAAATCAGACATAAATGATTTAGTATGATTGGTCTGCCAACGCACCACCTTGACATTAATATCTGACGGTAGATGTCTTGGTATTTCATTCATAACCCAATTATCAAACACCCCTTTTGGTGCTAAAATTAAACAAGCTTTTATTTTATCTTCTAAAAAAAGCCTACCCATAGTGTCGATTGCTACCTTGGATTTTCCTGTACCCATCTCCATGAAAAGCCCAAAATACTTACGACACCATGAGTCTGCAAAAATCTTCTCTTGATGCTCATACGGTTTGGTTTTGTATTTATACATTTTTCTCCAAAAAACTATTTGACAACTCTCATTTATTCGCATATGATAGCATTAAGTTGACAATAAATCAACTTTAATCACGAACCACGAAGAAAGGACTAATATGTCAAGATTATTAGATGAAATGGCTGAAGATTCGGCAATTGAGAGCAAAAAATCTCTCAGCACCGATAATGCAGGTCTCAAAACAATAGCTGAATTAGCAGAAAAAATTCAGAGTCAAGAGCAACAAATAGCTAATACTGAAGAAGACTTGAAGAAACAAAAGGAAGAACTTCGTAATTTACAAAACGAAGAACTCCCAATGTTGATGCAAGAGATTGGTATTAAGAAGTTTGAACTTGAAGATGGCTCATCTGTAAATGTTAAAGAGATATATGCAGGAAGTATTTCTCAAGCAAACAAAGAAAAAGCTTTTAATTGGCTCAGACAAAATAAGTTTGATGACATTATCAAAAACACAGTAACTACAGCTTTTGGTAAGGGTGAAGACACGGCTGCTCAAAACTTTATGGATATAGCAGAACAAGCTGGTTACACTCCTGTCCAAAAGACAGAAGTACATCCACAAACTTTAAAAGCTTTTATTAAAGAAAGAGTTGAGGGTGGGGATGAGTTTCCCATGGAACTGTTTGGTGCTTATATTGGATATAAAGCAGAAATAAAAAAATCTAAAAAATAGGGAGAGTAAAATGAGTAAAAATTCACAAGTCGCTGAAAAGAAACAAACTGCCGTTTCAGTAATTGATGAAGCAATGTTTGAACAAGACCAAGGTAAAGGTCTTGAAAATGTAGGAATGGAAGATTTAGCTTTACCGTTTCTTAAAGTATTATCAAGGCAAGACCCCTTGCTTGATGATCTAGAAAATGCAAAAGCTGGGGACATTTATAATACTGTCACTGGTGATATATTTAAAGGTAAGGAAGGAGTTAAAGTCGTTCCATGTGCTTACCAAAGAAGATTGATTGAGTGGGCTCCAAGAGGTCAGGGCACAGGTGCTCCTGTTAATATCTTTGACCCAAAAGTGGATACTCTACCAAAGACTGAAAGGTCTAAAGAAGATAATAGGGAGTATTTGACTGACGGTTCAGGGCACTACGTTGAGGATACTCACCAACATTATGTTGTAGTGGTAAAGGATGATGGAACATCGTCCACGGCTCTTATTGCAATGAAGTCAACACAATTGAAGAAGTCAAGAAAATGGAACTCAATGATTCAAAGTCGTGTTATGACAAAGAAAGATGGCTCTTCTTTTCAGCCACCAAGATTTGCATATGTGTATAATCTAAAAACTGTTTCAGAAGAGAACTCAAAGGGTTCTTGGCATGGTTGGGATATTTCTCTTGACTCACAAATTGAAAGTGCTAATCTGTATAATCAGGCTAAAGCATTTGCTGAATCTATCAACAAGGGTGAAGTTGAAGTCAAGCACACTCGTGAAGAGGAATCTTCAGAAAAAGACGATAACGTACCGTTTTAGTTAGGTCAAAAGCCTAACTAGGGGGAGCACACCTCACTCCGATCTCACACGCTCCCCCGCTTTATTTTATGAAAAGGTACGATTATGTCTGTTGAAAAGTTTAGTAGTATATTTGCAGGGCTAGATAAGGCATACGGTGTTTACAAGATTGAAAAGGCAAACACCAATGGAAAGCATGTCGGTAAGGCTACCCTTGTAAATAAGGAAAGAACAAAAAAAGTTTGGGAAGGACATTTGTCAGGCAAAGGCATGGCAATTGGAATTGTTCCAATTAACGAAGATAGCCAATGTAAATGGGGTTGCATCGATATTGATGAATACCCACTTGACCACAAAAAACTACTTGATAAGATTCGAGAGGTTGAATTACCACTTGTAATGTGTCGTTCAAAATCAGGTGGTGCTCATGTGTTTTTGTTCTGTAAGGATTGGATGTCAGCTAAAGACATGCAAGACAAACTAAAATACATTGCAGCGAATCTTGGCTACGGTGGTTGTGAAATATTCCCCAAACAAATTACATTAAATTTAGAAAGAGGTGATGTAGGAAATTGGTTAAACCTACCTTACTTTGATGCCGAGGATGGTTTACGTTATGCTTTTTTGGATGATGGCTCGGCTGCGACATTAGACCAATTTTTTGAACTATATGATAAGTATGTTCAAACCCCCGAACAAATTCAAGCAATTACTTTAGATAAACCTGAAGTATCTATACCACTTAAAGACGGACCACCGTGTTTACAAAGTTTATGTAAATCAAAAATAGGTGAAGGTGGTAGAAATAATGGTTTATTTAATCTTGGTGTTTACTTGCGTAAGGCAAAAGCAGATACATGGGAAACAGATATTCAACGATACAATATGGACTATGTAGACCCACCTCTACCCTTGAATGAGGTAAATCTTGTTGCTAAACAGCTAGAGAAAAAAGATTATGCTTACAAATGTAAGGATGCACCGATCAAGGATTATTGTAATCAAGACTTATGTCGAACAAGGAAATACGGTATAGACCCCGTGCTTTCAGGATCACGCATAGCGAATCTTCGTAAGTATAATTCTCAACCACCGATTTGGTTTTTAGACATTGACGGCAAACCATTAGAACTTGATACCGAAGCTTTGATGAGCCAAACTGCATTTCAAAAATGTTGTATCGATCAATTAAATTATATGCCACGATCTGTTGGGAAACAAAGTTGGGAATCTCGAATTAATTTTTTGTTAAATGAGATGAATACGACCGAGGGTTCCGTTATTGAAGTAAGTCAAGACGCATCCGTGTCGGGTCAATTCTATGATTATTTAGAAGAGTTTTGCACTAGCTTTCAACAAGCTACTAATCGTGAAGAGATTCTACTGAAAAGACCCTATACTGATTCTGATGCAAATACGACATTCTTTAGGTTAAAAGACTTTGAAAACTTTTTACGACAAAATAAGTTTTTTGAATACAAGTCACATAAGATTGCCCAAAGATTAAGAGAAGCAAATGGCAAGGCTACGCAGATAAACATAAAAAACAAAGCTGTTCGAGTGTGGGAACTCCCTGCATTTGGTAACAGAAATATAGTTATTGATACACCTGATTTAGGTGGAGATGAGAGTGAGGTTCCGTTCTAATGTTTAGAATATTCGGACCACCGGGTACAGGTAAAACATCTAGTTTACTTGATATGGTGGATAAAGCTTTAGCTAGTGGTATGAATCCACAGAAGATTGCATTTCTAGCTTTTACTCGTAAGGCTGCAAACGAAGCAAAAGAAAGAGCAGCTAGACGATTTGGATTAGATCCAAAAGAAGATTTAATTTATTTTAGAACTCTTCACTCTTTAGCATATAGGTCTTTAAGTATTCGGTCAGAACAGATTATGTCACGAGGTCATTATGCTGATTTGTCATCTAAAGTTGGGATTGAACTGCAAGGTTCCGTACTGTCAGAACACGATGATACCCTTGGTTCCGTTGCAAGTGACCATCCTATTCTTGCTTTGATTAATTTATCAAGACTAAAGAAGACAGATTTGAGAAAAGAATACAATCAATCTCAACTGCAACACACTTGGTTTGAAGTAGATTATGTTGCTAGAAGTTACCAAAAGTTTAAAGAAGTCAATGGTTTACTAGACTATACCGATATGTTGGAGATGTTTGTTAAGGAGAAAGATTCATGTCCTGAATTTGATCTTTGTATGTTGGATGAAGCTCAAGACTTATCCCCAATGCAATGGGATATTGCTCACAAGCTCGATGCTCACTCAAAGAAAATGTATTGTGCAGGAGATGACGACCAAGCTATTTATTTATGGGCGGGTGCTGATTACAATCATTTTATTCACCTTGATGGTGATGCAGAAGTCTTACAGCAATCTTACAGAATACCACACTCTGTTCATAGTTTGGCAGATAAAATTGTAAAAAGAATTTCAAATAGGTTTCCTAAAACATATTTACCACGACAGCAAAAAGGTAAGGTTGACCGAATCGTAGATATGTCCAATCTAGATATGTCTAACGGCTCTTGGCTCATTCTAACTCAAGCTAACTATATGATGAATCCGTTGG